CAACTACAGGATTTAATGACCCACGGGGATCGGAGGCAACTCAAAATAATTTTAAGGGTGAACCGAAATATGGACCCTACCCCGGCGAGATAGAACATAGTGGACATGATATTGGTGAACCTGATACTAACCGATTGGCTTTAGGATCAACATCTGAAGACCATAAGTCACTCATTGATCGTAGAGAGGAAAGACTGCGTGGTGATCCTGTACCTAAAGAAGAACCAGATGATCCAAACGATAAGACAGGTATCCCTACTGCGACTAAACCCTATCTGTCTAATGTTTCTGATGAAGCAGAGCAAGAGACGAGAGGTTATTGGGAAGAACCTAATCCCAAAGGCATTGTTGAGGATGCAGACCCGTATATCTCTGGCGTCTATCCTTATAACCATGTATTTGAGTCTGAGTCTGGCCACGTCACAGAGGTTGATGACAGCCCGGGCGCAGAACGGATGTTTCGTCAACACACGGCTGGAACATTTGAGGAGATACATCCAGACGGTAGTATGGTTACCAAGATCGTTGGGGATAACTACGAGATTGTGATTGGCACTGAGAACATTGTCATCAAGGGTTCGCAGAACATCACAGTTGAGGGTTCGGTGCGCGAGTTGATCAAGGGTGACTATATACAGGAGATAGAAGGAAACTTCTTTCAGAAGATTCACAAGAACCATCGTGTCAAGGTTGGCGCTCTACAGGATGCTGAAGGCAAACCTGTTGGCGGTAACCGCGAGGAAGAGATTGTTGGGAACCATGCGTTCAATATCAACGATGATGTCAATGGCCGTATCGGTGGTGATGTGGTCATTACTTCTGAGAAATCCAAGTGGGAAATCGTTGGGGGTCAATATACTCTTGCTGTAACAGGCAAAGAGATGGATTCAAATCCAAAATCTGCCGGCATTTTTATAACAACTGATTCTGATTATATGTTGAACGTGGCCACTGACCTCTCGCAGTCAACCATATCAGGAATTGTCTCTATTAAATCTGGTAGCACACTGAACATGAAGTCTGCAACTGCAATGACAATCAATCCAGAAACAACACTGAGTCAAATCGTTGGTACTGCATGGACAAGTACCACAGGAACAACATGGTCGCATACATCTACAGGTATTGCAACAATCAAGGGTTCTGCGATCCAGATGAACCCATAGGAGACAACGATGCCGGGTATATGTAGAGATGCAGACGATGCCGCTGGGGGAGCATTGATTAAATCCCAATCAACCGTGTTTGCAAATGGTAAGAATGTAATTGTACATGGTGATTCTGTCACAGGACATGGCGACTCGCCCCATGATGCACCAACTATGATTGCTGGTTCTGATAGTGTTTTTATTGGTGGCATTGCGGTATGTAATGCTGGTGACCTTGCAACGTGTGGTCATGCTGCAAGTGGTTCCAGCACAGTTTCGGTAGGAGATTAGAATGGTAGATTTCGCAAACGGAAATATGTGTGGTGCTAGTCCAGAACTAAATGATGTTTTGAGTAAACTTGACGAAGCAAAGGCAGATATAAAATCAAAACTTGATGCAGTTGCGTCTACTGCTGCAGCTGCGTTCGAATCTTCGAAAAATGAACTTGCTGGATTGAAGGATAAACTTCAGACTATTGAGATACCAACTTTACCAAAGTTAAATTTGCAAGCAGAAATTGCGAGTCTTACTTCGCAAGCGCCCGGCAGCGTATCCTTTGCTTCTGCACTATCAAAAATTAAAACAGAATTTGGAGATGATATAAAGGCCGCCGGTTTGGATGTGGAAACCCTTGTCAATAGTGCGGTTAAGGAAGTATCAGCTGGCGGCAATATTTGTTCTATTGTTCCTAATCTTGAAAAGACCGCCGGAGATACTGCTGCGGCATTAGAGAAACCAGCAGCAGTAAAACAAGCGGCCGCAAAAGCAGTTACAGAAATTGCATCTGTCATAGAACAAAATAAAGATATAAAAGTGAAAACTGATGCAATCGCCGTCAAAATGACACAGTTCAAAACTACATCTTCTCCTCCTACAACTGATACACCGGCATTTAAATTTGTACCTAGTTCTAGTATTAAAAACTTTTCGGTTGCACCTGGCGCCGTGCCCGCAAAAGCGGCAATTGCACCAACAAGTGCTAGTCAAAGGAAGAATTATGTACCGAAAGATAAAGGCGACGGGTTTGCTTATAAAAAATCTATCAACACCGAGACTTTTGCGGTTGATGATATTCCACGGCGTAACGGAAAATTTCATCCAAAACTTGAAGTTCAGTCAGACGGTTATTATGTGGCCGCGCTTGAATATAAACCATCCAGAATATCGAGAATCTTCATATATCCTGGCGAAAGCTTCACTAGGGAATTAATTGGCGAGTCTCAGCGTAAAGCTTTAGGGTTTGAAGAACCAAGCACCATAGCAAATAAACAATTCTTTTATTCAAATCTAATAGGCCGTCATGTGGCCGCACTTTATGTAGATAAAGGTTCCAAAATACATTCACCAAGAACTAATATTTCTGTAATGGGTAATAATTTAAGATTTTTTTCGCCAATTACATTATCAACTCATCCCGGCAATATAGACTCTGGTGGTTATGCCGGTGAGCCTGACGATAGACAACATCTGTTTGCAAGGAGTGGTTATGAACCTTTGTTGAACGGCGCCTACAACTCGTCGGCGCGCCACGGCAGCGACACACATGAGAACCGAATTCGCAAAGGGTTTTCTGTGCTAATTAGATACGAATTTCTAGAAAAATACGATCCTGATTATTAAGCGACATAAATACATTATATATGTAAAGGAGTTATATTATGGGAAAGAAATCAAGAACATCACAGACATCTAAGGGCGAACGCATTAATGTTCGTAAGGATATTCTTAAAGAACTTCGTAGAGAGTATAAATTTGTTGATAAGACTATCAATCAGATTAATGCATTTAAGAAGGGTAAGAATGTCATGGTGACTATTCCTAACCCAAATACGAATGAGACAAACAAACGATTCATTCGTATCAATGCAAAGGACATTTGGAAGTTTAATAATCCTTATATCATGAAACAAAATACAGCAGAGAGTGTATAAATAATAACAAAAAGGAATACTCATGGCCGCTCAGGACGCATATAGTGATGGTACACACAAAGGAAGCAATCGAGCAGCTCAGGTATATTCTGATATTGATTTATTCTTTGGTCCTAAAGTGGGATCAAAGGATATTTCTAAACTTATTGACTTTACAGCGGTCAAGAGGTCTGTAAGAAATCTTGTACTAACAAACTTCTACGAAAAACCTTTTCATCCTGAGATTGGTTCTGGTGTCAGAGATGTTTTATTTGAGCCTATGACTCCAATCACTGCATATATTCTGACCATGAAGATCGAAGAGGTGATTGAAAACTTTGAACCAAGGGCTAGACTCGTTGGAGTTAGAGCCACACCTAATCTTGATAACAATGCATATAATGTATCCATTGAGTTTTATGTTATTAATGCACCCACAGAGCTTGTTAATATGGAAGTTCTATTAGAGAGATTACGATAATGTCAGCAACTAGAAAAAGACTCACTGTAACAGAATTTGACTTTGATGAGGTTAAAGATAATCTAAAAATCTTTATGCGAAATCAAACAGAGTTCAAGGACTATGACTTTGAGGGTTCTGGACTTAGCGCACTTCTAGATGTACTCGCATACAATACGCATTACCTTGGTTTCAATGCGAACATGCTTGCAAACGAGATGTTCCTTGACTCTTCGCAGTTGAGGTCGAGTGTCGTTTCTCATGCGAAGACTTTGGGATACACCACTCGTTCTTCAACAGCATCTAACGCGGTTGTTGACATTTTTCTGAATACGACTAATACTAGTGCAACTATGCCAGCTGGAACTGTCTTCTCAAGTTCTGTGGGAGATAATTCTTATCAGTTTGTGACTATAGCAGATGCTACTGCATTCCTTCAAGGCTCTAGTATTTTATTTAATGATGTGTCAATATATGAAGGCAGTTTTATTTCAACTAGATATACAGCCGACACTCAGAATGTTGAACAGAGGTTTCTTATCAATGATAACAGAGCAGATACGGATACTCTCACAATTAAGATACAGAACTCGGTATCAGATACTATAACTGCTACATATACTTTAGCAACAGATATTGCTGGATTGACTCCTACTTCTAATGTTTACTTTTTACAAGAAGTAGAGGATGGAAAATATGAAGTATATTTTGGTGATGGTATTTTGGGTAGTGCATTAGAAGACGGTAACATTGTTATAATGAATTATGTTGTTACCAACAAAGGTGATGCAAATGGTGCAAGCGTATTTGTTAGTTCATCTGCAATCGATACTGTCAATAGTGTTAATGTTCGAACGGTGTCTAATGCTGCTGGTGGTGCAGAACCAGAGTCTATTGAGTCTATCAAATATAACGCTCCCCTAGACTATGCGTCTCAGGGCCGATGCGTTACAACAGAAGATTATAAGACATACGTTAAACAGCTCTTTGCAAACACTCAAGCAGTTTCTGTTTGGGGCGGAGAAAATGGTTCCTACAATGATGTTACTGGAGTTTCTGAAGTTGCAGAGTATGGTAAGGTATTCATTAGTGTTAAGTCAACAACTGGATTAACTCTAAATGAGATTCAGAAAGCACAGTTGGTTACAGACTTATCTCCATATACTGTTGCGTCAATTACTCCTGTAATCGTAGACCCAGCATTTTTATATCTTATTCCTACTATTAACTTTAGGTATGATAGCAACTCAACAATATCTACCAAAGAAGAACTAGAAAGTTATGTGGCCACCACTGTCGCAGATTATAACAATAGTTATTTAAAAGTATTCAATTCTATTTTCAGGCATTCTCAATTTACTGGTTTAATTGACAGTGCCGATAATGCGATATTGAGTAATACTAGTAAACTGGCGTTAGCTTTGTTTCATAAGGCAAACACACTAGGATCATATTCGTTTACTTTAAATTTTGGAAATCGTTTATACAATCCTCACTCTGGTCATAATTCTACATCAGGTGGTATCCTTGCATCAACGGGTTTCTATGTACAAGACAACACAAATGAGATGTTCCTTGATGATGATGGTTCGGGGAACCTTCGCATCTACTATTTGAGTTCTGGTGTACGAACATATTTTTCCTCAACTGCTGGGACTATAGATTACGCAACTGGATTAATTTCAGCCAACCCAGTTTATATAACATCTGTATCTAATGTTGATAACGCCGCATCAACATCAATAAGAATTACTGCAACTCCAGATTCTAATGACATTTTGGGCAAGAGAAACCAACTGCTAGAAATTGACACCACTAATATAACCATCTCAGGAACGCAAGATACGATTGCAGTTGGTAGTAGTGGGGGTTCTACTAGTTATGTAACAAGTACTAGTTATGTAACACCGTCGAGTTATTAATTATGAAATCATTTGATTTGAATTGGACCCCAGCTCTAGAAAATAAACTTAGCACTCAGATCGATG